CGACAAAGTGGACTTGTAGGGACAAAGATCCCTACCTCTTGGTAATCTCCCCAATACACGCTTAGAAGCGCGTATTCCCTTAGTTAAAGCATAGGAATCAACCTATGATCCTAAGGGGCCCCACCCGAGTTTGATGTCGACGACTCGGGGGCGTCCAGAGCGACGTAAGTGATCAGAGGACGTTGGCACGACCTCTGTGTTTCTATCCTCAAGTGAGGATAAACACTTACGCAAAGCAGGCCAGTCTGATATCTCGTTTTTCGGGATAACAGGCCGTATCATCCATCCCTTAACCATAGGGATGGAATTCTTCACTTTTGCACTAGGAAATACAGTGTCATAAGTGAGCCTGCCAAGCACAGGAGACCTCTCTTCAATAGCAGGAAAATGCGTGAGTAGTTTACGCATTCGACTGTCAAGAAGATCGACCGTAGACTCAAAACCAGCGAGAAAGAGCTGGTTCCTGAGTGATACAGTCGAAATGATCTCCTGAACGCTCTTCCGTGATGAGGGAAGGGTACGACGGACACGGACAATCGAAACGTCCGATCCGTCATAGTACTCCCTCCCGCAAGACTCTCGGAACGAACCGTTCCAAAAAGACTTGCGTGTATTCACCTTGAGACCGAAGTACTCAAGGCAAGTAATCACGGAACGCACATGGTCTTTGGGGACAATGATATCGTCACCAAAGACACGCACCCTCCCAACGTAATTTTGAATGTCACGTTGGGTTAACGGGCGTCCTAAGTCCTGTTCGATCGCAACGAAGATGGCTGTTAGAAACACAGCCGCCTCCATTGGAAAGCACAGGGCTGAACCCATAGACGCAAACTTAGCGAGAGTTAAAACCTCTCCGCTAGGCAGCTGAGCACGGGTACTCCTGCATGCAAACACAGCGTCGTGAAGATGACGGTGGTCTGCAAGTAGAGAGTGAACGCACTCAGATGAAACTCTATCGGACGCTTCACTCAGATCGAGTGTTGCGAGGTCACCCGTAAGTGAACCCTGACGTGCCATACGCTGGTTTGGCGTTTGGTCGTCTAGGCCGATGAAGTCATCAAGCAAAGTATGCTTGATAGCTTCACGAAACACACGGAGAACCGCCTGTTGTGCATACTGCATAGCAGTTGGCTCTACCGCGATAATTCGTGGAGTTTTCATCGTTTTAGGCACAGAGATAACCTTAACGGGTCTCTCCATGTCGGGTTCGACGAAGTGAACCTGTTCCAATTGCTCCCAAAAGGACCAATTGGGAAGAACCATTTCCCCATAAGGGAAATATTCTTCAAGGCGCATAGGCCATTCAAGCTGGTGATACTTCTGATTTCCCACAAGGGAATCAGCCGTAGCACCAGGGCCATGCTTCGGCTTCAAATTTCCGTCATAGATCTCTCGATCCATGCGGGAAAATGAAGACGCGAAAAGAAGAGTTCTAACACGCCGGAAGGAAGTAAAATCCGGTTTGTGTTGGTTCTCTCTCACTTCGTGCTCACACTCAACAAACTCAGTGAAGGCCGCTGATACTCTGCGGTCATCACAATCGAGTAGAATCTTTCCAAACAACAACGTCAGTTGTCGAATGGATCGAATCGCATCGATATTGGGTTTGTCGAGTAGAACGCCAGTCCTACGGTCGAAGACGAGACAAGCGTAACCCCGCAAGAATGCGGGGAGCAGCCCGTTTTTCCTAAAAGCTAGAAAAACGGTTTTGTCCACATACCCTCGTTCAAGACAAAGTTCAAAGTCTTTTGCGAAGGTAGGGAGGGTTATCGTAAGAAACGATAACCCTTCATAATTCGACCGCTCCTCGACATATTTTATGTCGTGGTGGGCGCTAGTGCAACATCGTACCGCCGTCTCTTTGGCGATACTTGACCAGAGCACAATTAGGCTTTTCATCGAACCTCCTAATAGAGGAAAACGATCCTAAGCCAATGTAGCACTCCTAATCAGCAACGCCGAGGTTATCTGATGCGAAGTTCGGCTAGCTTTCGCCGCCGAGTAGCTTCGTCATCAGGGCGTCGGTTGACGCACTCCACGTGCCCTTGAGGCCGTTGAAGAGCGCCAGCTGATTCGCTGTCGTGAACTGCCCAGCATTCGGGACGTCGAACACAACGTAGCAGGACATGCTACGCGGTGCCGTCGTACCCGAAATGAGGGTAGAACCGGCATTGTCGCTGTAATCCAAGCGAAGGACCCGACGGTTGCGCCTCCCATATTGATGGGAAGCGGTAACCTTCAGGAGAGACCCTGCATTCACGGTAAGCGGTCCGGCCTGGTACACCGAGACACTCCCCTGCTGAGAAACGCGGGGAAGGGTCACGGCGCCAGCGTCGAAAGCCGCTCCGGGAGTGAGGGTCAGTGGGTCAGTGAAC